TCTAATTACCCATAATAATCCTCCGCAGTATAATGTTGTTTCCCTCTAAACATATCAACACCTGTATATCTAGTTAGGTTCTTTGGTAATCTTACATCAGCTTCTGCTAATCCAAGTATAATCCACCATGCAAAAAACAGGGGAGTAAATATTATAAAACCAATCATTATTGTTTACCTCCATTTATTTGTTTGTTAATCATATATACTTATACATCACATATTAATAGTTGTCAATAGTTTTTATTAATTATTATTTATTTTTATTAGGTGTAACATATATACAACAAATCGGAACAAACAGGGAACATTTGACTATTGTTGCTATTCTGATATAAAACCATCATGTTGTTAGATGCTTATAAATTATTTGTACAATCTAAAATTGAGGAAGCAGATTCTATTATAGACAATATCCTAAATAACAATGTATCAGTTGGTGGTCATAACTTTGACGCAATAAAAGACCTAGACAAAGCATTCACATTAAAATCGGAATATGAGGAGAAGTTGAACATATTGGAAGACTATACCTCTAAAGACAGGGATACACCGAATACAAATTAACAGTTGTCAGTTGGTTGCCGATATGATACATATCAAAATATAAGGAAATAGTAGGTGGATACCAAAGAAGTCGTCTAGAGTTCGGTATTAGCTAGGGAGAATTAGATGTTAGATAGATTAAATGGAGAGTCACAGAAGAACTTTTCTATGTACCAAGTGTATCAAAACATGGGTCATAAACGAAGTTTAGCAAAGGTTTCAGAACAAATCAGTTGTTCAACAAGATGGTTAGAGAAACTATCATCAAAGTATGATTGGGTAAATCGTGCCGAAGTATTTGATACACACCAAATGCAGATACAATATGATGCTATGAAGAAAGAAGTTAAGGATATGGGTAAGAGACAAGCCTCTTATTCTCTCCAGATGATAACATCTTTAATGACACCTGCACAAGAACTATTAAAAAGATTAAAAAACAAAGAGGGAAAGCTTGACTTTGGAGATTTATCTGATACAGAATTAATTAACATTGTGAGTAGGTGTGCCAATGCTTTTAAACTTTTAAGTGATGTAGAGAGATTAGCTAGAGGCGAACCAACAAACATAGAACAGATGCAGTTAAAACCGAAAGTAGATTCTAACTTCATAGATAAAATAGGTAGTGATGAAGAAAGCGCAACACTTGCAACACAACTCCTTACAAGAATCAAAGGTTCTAATTAGTCAACCTGCAGGGTTGGCAATGTTACATTCAGGAGGGGATTGGAAGTTCCCTGCACATTTACAATTACTCAACAGTAAGCTACTTCAAGTAGCATCTGGTAAGATTAAAAGATTAATTATAAATATGCCACCTCAACATGGTAAGTCAGAGTTTACATCTAAATACTTTCCAGTATGGTATCTAGCAACACACCCAAAGAACAAACTGATATTAAGTAGTTACGAAACAAACTTTGCAATCAGTTGGGGTAGGAAAGCCAGAGAAGTATTTGATGAAACAGTACCAGACAACTATGGTGTTCCAAAGAAACATGAGGGTTAATGTTCAAGGAAACTGGGAAACAGAACAAGGTGGTTACATGTATTGTGTTGGTGTAGGTGGTGGTATCACAGGTAGGGGTGCAGATATGTTAATCATAGATGACCCTGTTAAAAACAATGAACAAGCTATGTCACAAGTGTATAGAGATAAAACAGTCGATTGGTTTCAATCAGTTGCATCTACTAGACTAAGTCCAAATGCTTCTGTTATTATTATTATGACTAGGTGGCATCCTGATGACCTTGCTGGTCACTTAATTAAACATGGACAAAAAGGTGGAGAACAATGGGAGGTACTATCATTACCTGCTATTGCTGAACCTAATGATCAACTAGGTAGAAAGGTAGGGGAAGCTCTATGGAAAGATAGGTACGATGCAGATACCTTGATTGAAAGAAAGAAACAGGTAGGAGATTTTTGGTTCACATCTATGTATCAACAAAAACCCTATGTTAAGGGTGGTAGGGTCTTTGCAGATGCAAACTTTTACGACAAAGAGCCAGATGGAGGCGTTTTAGGGTTCTCAGTAGATTTTGCATATAGTACCAAATCGTATAGTGATTATAGTGTAATCGGTGTAGGAAAGTGGTTCAATAAAAAATTATATATTATAGATTGGTGGAGAGGTCAAACAGAAGCATCACAATTTGCGTCTGTACTAAAAAATTTTCAAGTCAAGTACGATGTTCCTATCCACTGTTACATAGGTGGTACTGAAAGGGGTATAGTGGACTTTTTAAAAAGAGAACATAATTTAAGGATAATAGAAAAACCAGCTCGTGGAGATAAGTTTACAAGAGCACAACCAGTTGCCGCCGCATGGAATGATGGTAGGGTATTGCTTCCGACAGGAAAAAAGTTTACAAACGACATGGTACAGGAGATTTGTTCGTTTACAGGATTAAACGATGTACACGACGACCAAGTAGATACTATAAGTGCATTATACGATAGCTTAAATCGGAACAATAAACCGATGTGGCGAATAACATAGGAAAAAAAATATGAATATATTTCAAAAAATAAAAAAAACTTTTGCTTCGCAAAAGTACAGTAATAGAAAAGAAGCACCAGTAGTTTACTACAATGGATTAGGTTACCAAGTAGAACAGAAAACTAACTACAGCGATTTAGTAAAAGAGGGTTATAGCTCAAACGCAATCGTTTACAGATGTATTAACGAAATCGCAAATGCTTCAAGTAGAGTGGATTTAAATTTATTTAGAGGTCGTCAAGAAGTAGAAGAACATGAAATTTTAAAATTATTAGAAAACCCAAATCCGACACAAGGTAAGGTAGAATTTTTAGTAAGTGTTATTTCTTATTTATTAATTAGTGGTAACAGTTATATTTTAAGGAGTGGTCCAGAGAATAAAGAACCAACAGAACTTTATCCTTTAAGACCAGATAGAATTAAAATTGAACCAAGTACAAGGTCAATACCTGCCGCTTATAATTATGTCGTGGGTGGACAAACACAAAATAGATATGAAATAGATCAAGCTACTGGAGATTCACAAGTTAAACAAATAAAATTATTTAACCCAAGTGATGATTACTATGGGTTGTCGCCAATACAAACTGCTAGTATTGATATTGATAGCTATAACCTAGCTAACAAACACAATGTAAATTTATTATCAAATGGTGCTAGACCAAGTGGTGCTGTTATCTTTAATCCTAAAGATGATAGTGGTGGTAGTATGCAATTAAGCGATGTACAAAGAAATCAATTGGTCAATGATATTAACCAAAGATTTTCTGGTGTAAACAATGCTGGTAAACCTATGTTGTTGGAGGGCGATTTTGATTGGAAAGAAATGGGTTTAAGTCCAAAAGAAATGGATTTCCTAGAATTTAAAAATATGAGTGCAAAAGATATTGCATTAATTTTTGGTGTACCAAGTCAGCTTATAGGTATTAAAGATACACAAACTTATTCAAACTTTAGCGAAGCTAAACTTGCCCTTTATAATGAAACAATTATTCCTTTACTAGATAGACTACAATCAGACTTAAATGAATGGCTAACACCTCAATTTGGAAGTGACCTTTATTTAAAATTTGATTATGATTCTATACCTGCAATCGCAGAACAAAGGAAAAGAGTTTTTGAATCTGTTATAGGAGGAGTACAAAATGGTATTCTAACTAGAAACGAAGCTAGACATCAACTAGGTTTTGATTCTATAGAGGGCGCAGACGAATTATTAGTACCAAGTAATCTTATGCCTTTATCATTTGCAGAGCAAACAGATGAAGATGTTAAGCCACCAGAAGTAGTAGATGAAAGAGAAGAAGAAGCTATGCAAGTAGAAAACCAAGATGATGATACTGATGAACTTGTAAAAGCAATTAGTGACATAAATACAACACCTACTGATTCAATGGTAAGTGAAGCTAAAAAAGGTTTAGAATGGAGAAAAGAATTTGGTAGAGGTGGCACACAAGTTGGTGCAACTAGAGCAAATCAAATTATAAATAAAGTTAGCTTATCCCCTAGTACAGTTAGAAGAATGTTTAGTTTCTTTAGTCGTCATGAAGTAGATAAACAAGGTCAAGGTTTTAGTCAAGGAGAAGAAGGCTATCCATCTGCAGGAAGAATAGCTTGGGCATTATGGGGTGGCGATGCAGGTTTTAGTTGGTCAAGAAAAGTAAGAAACCAATTAGACAGAGAAAGAGATAAATTTTACGAAATTGATATTGAAGAAAAACAAGTTACTGCCGCAGTTAAAAAAGGTTTACAAAAAAAAGTAGAAGATCATAATGAAAAGCATGGAGATAAAGCTGGTAAAAAAGTTACACTTCGTATGTTAAGTGCAGTTTTTAAAAGAGGTATAGGTGCTTACAGAACAAATCCAGGAAGTGTTAGACCAACTGTTACAAGTGAAGAACAATGGGCTTATGCTAGAGTAAATGCTTTTTTATACGCAGTTAGATCAGGAAGATTTAAAGGTGGTAAATTTGATTTAGATTTATTACCAAGTGGACACCCTTTAGCAAAATGAACAAAAAACAAAAAAGATTATTAGACGCATTAGATATGATGAAATTAAATTCTAACATATCAATACATCAAGATGATAATATGTGTTTTACACTTTGTTTAGATATTGGTCCATTTAAAAAAGAATTAGATGCTGTACATATGGCAAGTTATGTATATGCAACAAAAAGTATAGATTTTACAGATTTAATTAAACCACTAAATACTACTTTACACTAATGAAGTATTTGACAGTTTTAATTATTTTAACTGGTTGTTCTGTTGATAATTTAAAATTTGATCCAGCNACAGCTATATTNAAGAAAACGATACAACATAGTTTTAAAAAATGATTTATAGAGAATCACAAAGAAGAATTTTTAAAGATATAGGTCGTAGAGAGTGGATTAGACAAAATAATCTACGAAAACCTTATGAAAATGAATTTAGAGTTGCTCTTAAAAGATATTATACTGATTTAGGTAATGATATTTATAAAGATTACATAATGGATTCACAACTTACAATAGATTATACTTTACAAAATTATTATAATAGACTACAGAATATATTTAGGTTTCAATACAAAAGAATAGCTAATATTTTTAGAAACTATTTTTTGGGTAGAGAAGTAAATGTTAAAGATATAAATACTGATTTTGAAGTAGAGTTAGATTTATTTATTGCAAACAATGTTGGAACTTTAGTTTCAGGTATAAATGAAACTACAAGGAAAAAAATTTTACAAGCCATCGCCAATGGTTATGACGAGGGCTTATCTGTACAAGAAACAAGTAACCTTTTGAGAAATACAATTGTTGCTTTTGGTTTGTCAAGAGCATTAACTATTGCTCGTACAGAAGTACATAGAACTGCCTCATTTGCTAATGAGATGGTTGCTAGTAGTATGAATTTATCTGGAACTATTAAAGAATGGGTTTCAGTAAATGATGAAAGAACTAGATTAAACCATGTAATAGCAGATGGACAAAAGGTTAATTTAGAAAACGATTTTGAGGTAGGGGGAGATTTATTACAATACCCTGCAGACCCAACTGGGTCGCCACAAGAAACAATAAACTGTAGATGTGTTGTAGTTTATACAACACCAGACTTTATAGGAGTAACATAATGGAAATATATATAGGAATAATAATTGGTGCAGTAATATATCATTTTGCACATAAACACGAAATTGTAAAAAAAATTAAAAAAAAGTTAAACATTAAATAAATGCCATTAGTAAAACCAAGAGAAAAAGAAAAACGAGAAGACTTCATAAGTAGATGTATGGCAGACGATAAAACTACTTCTGAGTTTAGTACAACAGGACAAAGATTAGCTGTGTGTAACTCTCAATATGAAAATAATAAAAAGGAGAAATATTGTATGAACGATATAGAAAAAATGGGCGAAGCTATCAAATCTTTAACAGATGTTATCTCGTCAAAAGAAAAAAATTATGGTGGAGATAGTAGTAGTGCTAAACCTAAAAAACCACAATCAGAAGCATTCATAGACACAAGTGCTATGGAAGAAGATGATATGGAAAAAGAAGCAAGAAAAGAAGATCAGTTTGATAATATAGTTGAAGCTTTAGCAAAAGCAAAAAAGATTGGTTGTGTAGGAACACACACTATGAATAAAGATGGTAAAAAAATTTATATGCCATGTGGTACACATTCTGCTTATGAAGAAGCTATTAGTAAAGGATATGATTCAGAAGAAGAAGAAGATAAATATCATAAAAAACCAAAAAAGAAACCAATGAAAAGTGTATGTGTTTGTCATGGAGATGGAAGCTGTCAATGTGATACAGAATTAAAACACTTAACATTTGAAACAGAAATTAAATCAGATGCACAAGGAGTGTTTACTGGTTATGGTTCTATTTTTGGTAATGAAGATCAAGGAAAAGATATTATGCAAAAAGGTGCGTTTACAAAATCTTTAGTAAGCAGACCACCTAGTAAAGTAAAAATGTTATTTCAACACAAAACAGATGAACCTATTGGAATCTTTACAGATATGTATGAAGATAATAAAGGTTTATATGTTAAAGGACAACTAGCTATGGGTACTCAAAAAGGTCGTGAAGCATACGAACTTTTAAAAATGGGTGCATTAGATGGTATGTCAATTGGATTTAGAGCAGACCCAGAAAAACAAGGATACAACGAAAACAAAAGAGGAATAAGAACTCTTAAAGAAGTTGATCTTATGGAAATTTCTTTAGTAACTTTTCCAATGAACGAAAGTGCATTGATAGAAAGTGTTAAAGGGAATGCTAAAAATATTCGAGAGTGGGAAAAAATCTTGCGTGAGGCAGGAGGACTTTCTCGGACAGAGGCAAAGATTGGTGCAAAAGCATTATCTGAATCTTTAAACCAGCGAGATGCTGAAGATAAACAAACATTAGCCGACTTAATTCTCAAAGTCGCTGATAAACTTAAACAATAAAACCAAAAGGAAACAATTATGGATAATAATGAAGTAAAATCTGCAGTTGAAACTTTAGGAAAAACTTTTGAGGCTTTTAAAGAAACTAACGATAAAAGAATCAAAGAGATTGAAAGCAAAGGTTCTGCTGATCCAATCGTAGAAGAAAAATTATCAAAAATTGAAGCAGATTTAGATAAATTTTCTGACATGGAAGTATCACAGAAAAAAGCTAACGATCAAGCTAAAGCTCAACTAGATAGATTAGAAACTATCGTATCAAGACCAGAGTTTGGAAAAGGTTCTCCAGTAGAATCTATGCAAACTAAAGTTTTTGATAAATGGTTAAGAAAAGGTAAAGACTCTTTATCTCCAGAGGAAGTTAAAGTATTAACTGTCTCTAATGATAATACTGCTGGTTATTTAGCTCCACCTGAATATGTGAGAGAAATAATCAAAGGTGTAACTGAGTTTTCGCCTATTAGATCAATTGCAAGAGTAAGATCAACAACTAATAGAAGTATTCAAGTTCCAAAAAGAACTGGTCAATTTGCGGCACAATGGGTAGCCGAAGAGGGTGCTAGAGCTGAAACAACTGGATATGCTGTTGGTTTGGAAGAAATTCCAGCGCATGAGTTATATGCACTTGTTGATATTTCTGAACAAGAACTTGAAGATTCAGTTTTCAATCTTGAAGCAGAAATGAACTCTGAATTTGTAGATCAATTTGCAAAAGCAGAAGGTAATGCGTTTGTATCTGGTAACTCTGTAGGAAAACCACAAGGAATACTATCTAATGCAAATGTTAATAATGTTGCAAAAGGTGGTGCGGCTTTAGATGGCGATTCTCTTATCAGTGCGGCACACAATGTTAAAACTGAATATTCTAAAAATGGAACATTCGTTATGAACAGATCAACAGTATCAGCAGTTAGAAAGCTTAAAGATGGTGGAGGACAATACATATTCCAGCCAGGAATTTATGGTATGGGTATTGGTTCTAATATTTTAGGACACTCTATTGTTGAAGCTACTGACATGCCTAATGTTGGTGGAGGTCTAAAACCAGTTATGTTTGGTGACTTTAAAAGAGGTTATATGATTGTTGATAGAGTTAATCTATCAATCATGAGAGATCCTTTTACACAAGCATCGTCTGGTAATGTTAGATACATCGCAAGAAGAAGAGTGGGTGGACAAGTTGTTCTACCAGAAGCTCTTACAACAATAACAACTTAATAATAACAGGAGATAAAATATCATGGCAATATATGATGGAAAAAGTGGCATAGCGATTGATGAATCGTTAAATGCTATCGTGAAAGCTGCAGATACAGATTGTACTGGAGTTGATTCACAAGGGTTCTCTAGTGTTACTCATGTTGTAAATGTTGGTGCGAATGGAATAACTTTTAGTACAACTAATAAAGTTGAGATTGAACTAGAAGAATCTGACGACAATTCAACATTTACTGATGTAACTGACAACAATCATGTTGTTGGTGGAACAGTAGGAACAAATGGTCTATGGCAAACTATTGATGCTGATGGCGACTGTAATGCAGTCTATGCTATTGGTTATACAGGTGGCAAAAGATACTCTAGAGTAGTTTTAAACTTTAGTGGTACTCATGGAACAGGAACTATTTTTGGTGTAACTGGTGTTAAAGGAAGACCTATTTCAGGTCCTACTAGCTCACAAGCTAATCAATAATAAAATTAATTCCCTGTTATACAACATTGGGAATTACTATTGTAGGGGGAGGAAAGCGAGAGTAGAACTTCCCCTACTCTTACAAAATTTTTAAAGGAGGAAACTATGAAAATAAAAATGAAAGCAACAATAGAAGCTTCTGCAAATAAAGAAGGTTCTGTATCTATGATTTATAAAAGTGGAGAAGTTTATGATATGACTGATAAAATGAATATCGCAACTTTACTTTTAAATGATGGTAATGCAGAAAAATCTGTTAT